CCGCGAGTGCCGCCGCGAGTGACGCCGCGAGTGACGCCGCGTGGGCCGCCGCGTGGGCCGCCGCGTTGGCCGCCGAGAGGGACGCCGCGAGGGCCTCTCAGTGTGCGCTCATCCGCGAGCTGTTCCCGCATCCTCCGACCGAGGTGCTGTAGTGGGGACTCTCTCATGTGTCTGGACGTGTGCAACATGTAACCAGCGCGGTGGCGTTAGTATCACGAGCATTTATCGTCGCAATGGCGAATCAGACGACGATGTCATGTCTCGACTCGGCCGGCAGGTGCGTTCCTCTTGTATCGCCGGATGCGCGTATACGGCGACCAAGAAGAATACTCACGCGGTGGCCCTCGGGAAGCTCGGCGGCAAAGTCGGCGGGAAAGTGCGCAGCGAGCGCAAGACAGCAGCCAATCGCGCGAACGCGCGCAAACCGCGGCCAGGCGCGCGGAAGCCCTCGCGCTACTGCGGCATGTGCGACGCGTGGGTGCGCGGCATGGCCTGCCCGAAGTGTGGGGCTGACACAGACAAGGGGGCGGCATGACGATCCTCCCGCAATGCGTCACTGACGCCATCCAATGGATACGATCTGGCGAGAGCGAAGAGGATGTTGTTCATCGCTTGAACGCCACACGGAAAGCCATCGCGTTGATGGCTAGCCCCTTCTCTGCTGAGCCGGTCGATTGCGTCGAGTGGCGCTCGGGCTGTCTGAATTCGAGGCGACCGCATGACGAGCGCCGATCCCACCTACGATGAGCGCAGAGCCAACCCGCAGACCTGTCAGTGCGGGCTCAGGGTCACGCGTCCCGACTACTGCGCCGCGCAGCGTCGGTGCCTGTTCGGGCGCATCCCGTCGTGGGCGCCAGATATCTTTCACCGCGGGCAGCCTGATGCGAATTGGGGGATGGAATGAGCGAAGCCACCGACATTCTTCTCGCCGAGTGGGGCGATGCGTGCTACAACGCGCAAGAGAACTACACGATTGATCCGCACGCGCACATTGAGCGGCTCGTGGTGCTAGGCGATAGGCTCGCCGCCCTCGCCGCTGCCCCTGCGCCCGTGGAGCCGCTAACCGCCACCGAGCGGGATCGGATCATCATTGAGGCCCAGAGGCTGGTCGGTAGCCCCAACCGCTTCACCGACATGACGTGGCGAGTTACTGTGACTTCGTTGCTCGAACTGCTCACGCCAACGGCCTCGACCGTCCCTGCGCCCCCTGCGCCAGTGGATCATGGCGCGCATGTTGAAAGATTGCTGGACGAGCGGGCGGCGTGCGACCCAATCGTCGCGGAGGCTGCAGCCGCTGCGCGAGCGAGACACAAGGGCGGCATCATTAACAGTCTCGCCGCGCCCCCTGCGCCCCAACCGGCGAGCGTTCCGATACCGGACCAGTGCCGCGTAGGCGAGAGCATGGCCGATGACTACTTTCAGCATGCGGCCGAGTGCCCAGAGTGCGAGGCGCACGAAGCCGCCCGTATTCGCGCTGCCGCCCCTGCGCCCCGCAAGTTGACCGCCGACGAAGTAGAGCACTTGATGTTGATGGGGCTGTCGCAGGACGGCACGCTGGCACTTGGGGAAGGCGCGGCCGAGCGAGTATTTGCGCTGGCGCGTAGGCTGGCCACTGCCGCCCCTGTGAAACACAAGAGGCACACATCATGAAGCGAACAGCGTTTTACATCTTGACCGCGATGTTTCTGGCCACCACCGCTCACGCGCAGTCCACATCCACCGTCGTGTCGCCCGTCGCCTTGAACCTTCCCGAAGGCGCAACGCTCGAACGTTCGGCAGAAGTGGATGGCGATCCGGCCACGCAGGAATTCGTCCTGGCCGACTACACCTGGTTCCCGACTCAACGCACCATTCTGCAATTGCGCCCAGACCGCACGGTGTGTGTCGGGGAATGGAGTTACTGGCTGGGAGACAACCCGCACAACTGGCCGACGTGGATCACGGTCAACGGTCTGACCAAGGCCATGTATCGCAACGAGCGAGGGGATTGGGTCATCTTGCATCTAGACCTTCCAACCTGCCGGTAACGCTGCCAATGTTCCACGTGGAACGTTTAGCGTTTCCTACTCAATTCGTCATATAATGCGATTTACTCACGATTTTCACGACAAAAATAATCGTGGGTAAATCGTCCACCATGGCGCGAAACACGAGCGGGCTGAAGCGCGGCGGGCCTGGACGCCCCAAGGGAGCGCCCAACCGAGCTACGCGAGACATCCGGGAATTCTCCCGCGAGACGCTGGAGCGCCCGGAATACATCCACAGCTTGCGCCAGCGCATCGACGAGGGCAAGGCGCCCCATATGGAAACGCTCCTGGCCCACTACGCCTACGGCAAGCCCAAGGACACCCTAGTCGTCGAGGACGCGCCTCCGCCTCTGGTTGTCGTGCTGTCGCATGAACCAGACCGACACTGAACCCCTCCCGAGGGGACATCTACGCCTCCATAGCCTGCAACGGCTCGTCAATGACGACCCGTCCCAATTCCGTGTGGTGGTCAGCGGGAGACGTTGGGGCAAGACGCAGCTCGACCTGAAGGAAGCCATCGACGAGTGGGGGTCTTCAGGCCATGTCTGCTGGTATATCGCGCCCACGTTCGATATGGCCCGCAGACTCATGTGGAAACCCATCCTGAAGCTGGCGCATCCGTCTTGGCTTGCGCATGTGAACGAAAGCCGCATGGAGCTAACGACCGTCTGGGGCTGTGAGTTCGCCTGCAGGAGTGCCCAGGAACCAGACACACTACGCGGGCCAACGCTCAATAAGGTCATCTGCGACGAGTTCCAGGACTGGCCTGACGGCCTGACCACGTGGGAGGAGGTCTTGCTACCGACGCTTCTGACGTCTCACGGTCGCGGCTTGGTCACAGGCACCCCGAAGAGCTTCAATCATCTGCACGAATTATGGACACGCGGCCAGCCAGGCGGGCAACCGGGCTGGAAGTCATGGCAATTCCGCACGGCCGACGCCCCGCATATCAGCCGGGCTGAGCTTGAAGCGCACCGCCAGCAGATGGACTCGAGGAGCTACAAGCAGGAATACGAAGCCAGCTTCGAGAACATGAGCGGGCGCGCCTATTACGAGTTCTCGCGCGTCGATCACGTGCGCGAAGGTCTTGTCCCTGCTCGAGACGTGCCTATGTGTATCTCGTTTGACTTCAACGTGCAGCCGGCGACCGCGGTGCTCTGGCAGAAGATTGGCCACGAGTGCCGCGTGTGGCGAGAGGTATTCGTGCTCCACGCTGGGGGTGAGGCGACAAGGGCCTCAGCCTCAGAGGCCAAGGATTGTCTTGCCGCTATCGGCTGGACTGGTCCTGTGAGGCTCTACGGCGACCCCGCCGGCACGTCTGCCAAGACGACCGGCCCATCGGACCACCAAGTCATCAAGGATGCCTTTCCTGGGGCGTCATGGTGCGTGCCTCGCAACCATCCACACATCAAGGACCGCATCGAAGCGATGAATACGCGTCTACGGAGCGCCGATGGCGTGGTGGCGATGGTGGTAGACGCCTCTTGCCGCGAGTTGATTGCGGACTTGGAACAGGTGACGATGCCGATGTTGACGGACCCTACAGAGAAGCGGAATAATCCGATGCGCACGCACGTCTCAGACGCGCTCAGCTATGGCGTGCATTGGGAGTGGCCCGTGGTGAGCAAGACAACCGGAGGGGCAGCCTACATGCCACATCTGCTATGACGGCGCGCGAATTATCTGCGGTGTTGGCATCGCTCGGACCAGACGAGATCGACTTGCCCGTAGTGTTTGTCGATGACGACTACGGAGACATTGAAGTCGAGACGGCACGCGTCGAGACACGCGACGAACGTGGCGGCGATCCGTTCACGCCATTCCAGTCTCGGCCCATCACACGGACGTGGCGCGTCATGGTGCTGTCATATTGGACATAGAGCGAGAAATGACAGTCTACGTGCTCATCGTCGGCCTGTATGATCCCGAAGTGCGTGGGGTGTATAGTTCGCTCATTGCCGCACAGAGAGCCGCAGATAACGTCGGCGGTGGGACCATCACGGACTGGCGGCAGCACACCGATGGGTCATGGTGGGGCACGCCCCTTGGTGAAGTCTGCGTGCGTGCTGTGGTCATGGACGCAGAGCCAGCATGACCATCCGCGACCAACTCCGCGCCGCCTACGACCGCTCAGGCATGAGCATGGCGGCCATTGCGCTGGAATCAGGCGTGAGCGAGACGACCGTGCGCAATGCGCTGCTGACGAGCCGCAACGTGGGGATTGAGAACGTTGCCGCGATTGCCTGCGTGCTGCGCCTAGACGTGCTCATCGTGGCGCGCCGGAACGAAAACTAGGCCGACATCGGGTAATTCCGCGACATATCGCGGACGCCCCCTGCCACAAATCCGTAAACTGCGGACACGTGGCGACTCAGGACACGCGCGGCCCCTCTCCCGGGATTGTGCCGCACCCGGCCTATACCGATTGGGCGCCCATCTGGCAGAAACTGCTCGACGTCTACGAAGGCGCGGGCGGCTTTGCCTCGGTTGCGCGGCCCTACCTCTACGCCCACCCGCGCGAATGGCTCGACCATAGCGTCTTGGTCGAGGGGAAGTGGGTCAGCAACCCCTCGCCCTCCCAAGCCTCGCCTAAACTCCTCGCCCGCCGCAAGATCGCCCGCTACGAGAACATCGCAGCCACGCTGGTGGAGCAGTTGCGCGCGGCCTTGTTCCGCAAGCCTGCGACCCGCACGTTTGCCGACGTCGATAGCATCCCAGATGACCACCCGTTGCGCGTGTTCTGGGAGGACGCCGATGGCCTCGGGCGGGGAATCGGGCCGGTCATGCAGGAGAACTGGATCGTGTCGGCCGTGTTCGGCCACATGGTCATCATGCTCGACCGGAAGGGCTCGACTGGGCCGGTGCCCACCAAAGCCGATGTGCCGCCCGTGATCGTGCGGTCCTATACCCCGCTCGACCTGATTGATTGGCTCACCGACGACATCGGCGGTTTAGTCGCCGTGCGCTTGCTCGAGGCGGTGCCCCGTGAGACGTTCGACGTGCCCGCTGGCACGGTCGTCTCTCAGGTGCGGACCCTGACCGCGGACGGGTGGACGCTCATCGGAGTCGATAAGGGCATGAAGCCGCTGGCGGCCGCGCCCACGACCGGCGACCACAACTTCGGCGCGCTGCCCGTGGTGGTGCTCTATGCGCGCCGCAGAGCGTTGCTGCCGACCATCGGCCGCTCAGTGCTTGGCGACCCGGCCCTCTACATCGACCACTACAACCTGATTAGCGAAGTCCGCGAACTGCTGCGGAATCAGACGTTTGCGTTGATGAATGTGCCGCTCGGGAACGATGGCAGCATCGAACGCGAGTCGTCCCTGTTGGGGCAGACCTCGGGCACGACCAACGTCGTCTTTTCCTCGCAGCCGATCGGCTACGTCTCGCCCGAAGGCACCAACGTGCAGATGTATCACGAGCACATCGACCGGCTCGTGCGCATCATCTACCGGCTGGCCGTCGTGGGCTGGGACTCGGACAGCAAAGACGCGGAATCGGCCGACTCGCGCAAGCTGAAAAAGGAAGATCTCCACCAGATGCTCGCGGGCTACGCCTCGGAGTGTGAGCAGGCCGAGCGGAAGATTGCGCAACTGGTCTACCGCGCCCACTACGGCGAGACGTGGGAGACGCAGTGGGAGGCAGACCAGCCGTCCATCAGCTACCCGGATGATTTCGACGTGACGGGGCTGCTCGACGAGTTGGAAGCCGTGACGCAGGGCATGTCGTTGGAACTGGGCGAAACCGCCACGCGCGAGATGAAAAAGCGCGCCGTGCCCAAGCTTCTGCCGAACCTGCCCCAGCCGACCATGAGCGCGATCGAGCAAGAGATCGACGCCATGGAAGTCAAGACGCAGGCGCAGCAGGAAGCCGACCTGATGCAGATGCGCTTCGGCGTGGCCCAGCCGATGCCAGGTGACACGCCGGAAGAGATGCCGATGGAGGCGCCCGATGCCTGAACAGGACATGTCCACAGAGGAGAACTTCAGCGGCGGGACACAGGACTATGGCTTACATAGGTTTGCCGGCGTGTTCGGGATGTGTGAGATGGAGATCGCGGCCGATCGCGTCTATACAGCCGGCCCAGGAGCCTCGTTTCAGGTGAGCAAGATTGCCTCGGACCATCAGGGTCTAGTAGGGCTGTGCCATCTCATTCGCAACGGCCTCGTGGTCCCTGCCCCGTATCCGAACTGCTGCTTTGTGGCCGAGCCTGTGTTCTGGCAGCGATGCAATCGCCTCCTGCCCCAGCCGACCATGAGCGCGGGTGCGCCCGATGCCTGAGCAGGATCGGCTGCAACTCATCGGGCAGGCGTTTGCCAACCTCGCAGACACGGAGTCGGCGGCGTTCGCGCGTGACCTCGGCCGTGTGCTGCTCGTGCTCGAGCGTGACCTCCTGGGCCTTGTGTCCGGCGTGCGCGGGAAGAAACGCAGTGTGCTCTCGCGCGTGGGGCGGCTGTTGACACTGCGCGCTGAGATTCGGTCGGCCCTGAGCGACTCCGGGTATTCGTCGCTGGTGACACGGGCGAGCCTTGACGCCGTCGAGCGGATGTCGGCCGTGGCGCAGCAGTCGCGCATTGTGAGGACTGGGGCCTCGTTCGGGCGCGTGTCGCCTGACCGTCTCCGCGTGCTGGCGGATTTGATGCGGGCAGACTTGTTGGGTGTCGGCGATGCGCTTGCGCATCAACTCTGGCGCGCCGCGGTCATGTCGCTCTACACCGACCGTCCAGCCGCGGAGATTGTGGCCGCGCTGGCGAAAGTGCTCGACAAGTCACGCGCCCAGGCGCAGACGCTCTTTGATACCCAGGTCAGCATCCTTGGCCGTCAGATCGTGGCCGCAGAGCCGAAGGCGAGCAAGACCCAGGCGTATCTCTACGTCGGTCCGGTGGATGGCATCGTGCGCGAGTGGTGCTTGGACCAACTCGGCATGGTGCGCACGCAGCCGGCGATTGAGGCGCTCGACAACGGGCAGCTTCCCAATCCGTTTATCACGGGCGGCGGCTACAACTGCCGGCATTCCTGGGTGGCAGTGAGTGACCCCGCGCTCGAGGCGTTGGCGGATACCGGCCAGCGGGCGCCAGGCTTCGAGAGCCGGGTTGCTGTCGCTCGGACCGTGAAGCGTCCACGTCAGGCGGTGGCGGCATGAGCTTCCGTGACGCGTGGCAGTATCCGCACGGCGACCCATCGATCCTGCTCTTCGACCGTGCGGTCAAGGCGGGCTGGATGGATCTCCCGATTGGCGCCCGAGTGCTGGAACTTGGCTGCGCGGAAACCGACTTCCATCAGTGGCTCTTGAAAGCAGACCCCACCATCCAACTTACCGGCGTGGACGTGAACGATTGCCCCGGCTACTCGGGCACGTTCATTCGTGGCGCGGCCGAAGACCATTTCGCGGTGCGGTCGGCTCGGAGCACGTTTGAGGCGGTCATCTGCCTCGGTTCGCTGGAGCACTTCGGGCTGGGCTTCTACGGCGACCCCACGAACATCTACGCCGACAAGACGACCGCGCAGCGCGTGTTTGACTGGCTCGTGCCGGGGGGCTGGTGGTATTACGACGTGCCGTGGACGCCGATTCATGGCGGCGCCTACGTCACCGACAATCACCACTTCCGCGTCTACGACGATGACAGCGTGGCGTGTCTGGACCGGTCCGGCTTTGTGCCGAAGCGTCGTGCCTACGCGCATGGCAACACGAACGAGGCGCAGCCGACGAGACCAGAGTCGCCCATCGTGCCGTTTTGGTATCTGCAACGGCTCGTGGAGAAACCCGCATGACGAAGTTGGAGCGAATGCGCGAGGCAGCGTCATCCGGTGACCGGGAGACGGCTGTGATCTTAGCGCACGAACTTCTGACGGCGCACGGTCATGAATCTGGCCGAGACGCGTTTGCGGCATTCCTGGCGCATGGTTACGCAAATGGGCATAAGTGGGACGCCTATCGCGAAGCTTTATCGGTGGTGAACGCATGACTGTTCTGGACAAGCCATCGCGCACATTGATTGAACTCCCGCCCATGCGTTTGGTCTACCAGGGCGGGCATCATTCGGTGTGGTGCGATGGGCTGCGACACTATCGCACGGGTGGTGGTTTTTGTGGATTGACAGACGCGTCAGTAGGCCATGGGTGGTCAAAGTGTGACTGCTCGTCATGGAGCCAGCATGATTACCGTGCGTAAGCAGGGCCTCGACTTTCGCGACGTGCATTTCGTGACGCGCGAGGACATGGCTGCGGTCGGGCAACTGATCCGGCAACGCATTCTGGAGCGCACCGCCCGCGGCGTGGATGCCCAGGGGCAGCCGTTCCAGTCCTACTCGGCTAGCTACGCCGAGACGAAGCGCGAGGCGCTGGGCAGTAGCGGCGCCGTGGACTTGAGCGTCAGCGGCGAGATGCTGCGCGCGATGGTCGTGGATGTGTCGTCTGATGCGAAAACCGTCTCGGTGAGGTTTGCCCGGTAATGGCCAAACGTCGCCGCGGTCCCACGCTCACGCAACGCTCGCGGTCGGTCAGTCCGCAGCAAAAGGCGATTTACCACGCGGTCACGGGCGCCGGCAAGGCGCGCACGATTCGCGACTTCTTCGACCTCGGGCCAGACGATCCCGAGGCGATTCGACGGCTCTTGCAGAGCCGTGTCACTGAGCGCATGACGCGCGGAGTGTAAGGAGACGGCCATGCCGGAATTGACGATTGAAGTAGGCGACGACGGAGCCATCGGGAAGCTGCCCGAACCGCTCCAGAAGTTTCTTGACAAGCGCATCGATGAAGCCTTCAAGAAGGGCGCCGAGAAGACCGAGAAGGCGCTCTCGCCGCATCTGACCGACCCGCTCGAAATGGAGAAGATGCGCCAGCGTGCCAAGGTCGCCGACGATCTTGAACTAAAAGAGATCGAACGCGACAAGCGGTATGACGAGGCGCTGCAATTGCGCGACAAAGCCCACGCCGAATCGGTGAAAGCCGAGCAGGCGCGCACGGCGGCGGCGATTGCCAAGGTGCGTGCCGGTGTGGCGAAAACCATCCGCGCGGCGGCGGCGACGAATGGTGCCCGCGCGGAAAGTCTCGATGAACTAGAGCGGCTTCTGGCCGCGGACGTAGACCTCGACGAGACGTTGCAGGAATTTGTCAAGGATGCCGAGGGGAAACCCAAGGTCGATGACAAAGGCGTGCGCGTCACGGTCGAGGGTTTGGTGGTCGACTATCTCCGCACGCATCCGCATCACGTAGCCGCCCCGATCATTCAGGGTGGACGTGCGCGCGGCGGCGCGACGCTGGGCGGTGCCCGGCCTGCGGCGGCAGACGACAAGTCCCGCGTCTTTGACGCGATCGACGCCGACCCGTCCTTGGGCAATCTCTCTAAGGGCTTTGCGGTGTTGCGTCGCGGCTGACACCCTCTAGGAGCACGACATGCCTTTTACCGGCCTTTCCAGTAACGAACGTTTCACCGCGAGCCAGATCCAGGAGGACGTCGCCCGCTTCGTGCGTGCGCTGTCGCCCAAGGAAACGATGTTCCTTGACTTCCTCGGGGATGCCGACGTCTTCGCGTCGAACATCAAGCATGAGTTTACGCAGGATTTCATGCTGCCGAACAAGATCATCGCGTCGACGGCGATCAACTCGGCCACGGCGGCCACGGGATTCCAGGTCAACGGCCTCGCTGAGGCCATGACCGTCGGCACCCTGCTCGAGAACGAAGTGTCGGCCGAAGTGATGCAGGTCACGAGCATCCCGGCGGGCGGCAACTCCGTGCTCGTCTCGCGCAACTACGACGGCACGGGCGTCGGCTCGCTCGTCGCAGGCGGCACGCTCTACGTCCGAGGGATGGTCGGCATCGAAGGCGCGGACCACAACGGCTCGTCGGTGCGTCGCCTCGGCACGCGCCTGGCAAACACCGTGGGCCTGTTCCGCGCAGAAGTCGCGGTCAGCAATACCGACCTCGCCCTGAACCTCTACGGCAACGACGGATACTCGAGCGCGCAGGCCAAGGTGTTCGTGAACATGCTGCACGACCTCGAAAAGGAAGTGCTGCGCGGTCGTCTGAACTCGGCCAACTCGCTGGCCTCCACGTCGACCACTCGCACCATGCTGGGCCTGCGCGCGCAGATCACCACGATCAACTCGACCGTGACGACCGCGTCGTTCACGGCCAACCCGCATCTCTACCTGGGCGACGTCTGGCAGCAGATTTACGACCAGGGCGGCTCCAGCAACGAGACGTGGGCGATTGTGGCCGGCGCCACGCGCTACCGCGACATCAGCAACCTGAACGACACCAAGGTGCAGGACAGCAACTCCAAGGAAGAATTCAAGCGCGTGATTCGTCGCTACACCGGGCCTTTTGGCAACGCCGAGGTCATCCTGGCGCGCACGCTGCCCGACGGCGAATTGCTGCTCGTGCCGCGTGAGCGCATCAAGGTCGTGCCGCTCCAGGGCCGCTCGTTCAACGTGGCGGAAATGGCCATCGACGGCGATAACCGCAAGGCGCTGATCACGGGCGAATACACGCTCGAAGCGCATCACACGAACGCGATGGCCCGTCTGAAGAGCTAGCCATCACGGCTCGTCAGGCGACCAGCCCTCGGCGCGGGCACCCCTTCTCCCCGCGCCGGGGGCACCTCTCAGAGTGATGGCTGAGGGAGTGACCTGTATGGACCCGATACTCGAAGAAATGCGGCGCGCGAAAGACGTGCGAGACGGATCGATCCAGAAGTGGACCGATTACCTCGTCGTGCTCGTCGCGGCGAAGGACGACACGATCGCCACGCTCAGGACGGAGATTGCCACGTTGCAGGCGCAGCTTGCCGTCTACCGCGAACGTCGAGGCCCGGGGCGCCCCTCGGCGGCCGATGTCGCTCGCCGAGACGAGGTGCTCAATGGCTGACCGCCTCTCGTGGGTGTTTCACGTCGATAGCGTGCCGATGACGCGTGCCGTCGTGGCGGGCGAGACGTCGCTCGGGGGGTCGGAATCGGCCTGCCTCGGCTTGGCACGGGCGCTCCGTTGCCGCGGTCACGATGTCACGGTGTTTGCGACGCGCATGGCTGACGACGTGCCCGAGACGGACGCCGATGGCGTGCGGTGGATGCCGGCCGAGATGCTGCGCGAGGCGCAGAAACTGATTGACCCGGATGTGTTCGTCGCCTTGCGTCAGCCGCACGTGTTCGGGCTGCCGGTGCAAGCGCGCTATCGCATCCTGTGGAATCAGGACATGCTCGTCGGCGACGGCGCGAAACAGATCACGATGTCGCTGGCGTGGGCGTATGACCGGATCGCCTATGTCTCGCAGTATCAGCGGAAGCAGTGGGAAGGCGTCTGCGCGGAGATTGCGCCGCTGGGCTGGGTGACGCGGAACGGCTTCGACCCGGCGATGGTGCCGACCGATGTCGAGCGCGTGAAGAATCGCATCATCCACATTTCTCGGCCTGAACGGGCGATGACGCCGCTCCTGGCGATGTGGCCGGAACTGAAGAAGCGCGTGCCTGACGCCGAGCTCCACGTCTGCCGCTATGCCTCGATGTATGACGGCGAGGGGTCGCAAGTCAAAGCGATGGTCGAGGCGTTCGACGCCGAGATTGCCCGCGTCCATGCGGAGGTCGGCGGCATCGTCCAACTCGGGCACCTGAACAAGCGCGACCTCTACCGCGCCATCGCCTCAGCCTCGGTGATGTGGTATCCGGGCGTCGTGGACTTCGCGGAGACGTCGTGCATTGCGGCGATTGAGGCGCAGGCGTGCGGGACTCCGTTCGTGGGGAGCTACAAGGGCGCGCTGCCCGAGACGGCCCCGCATGGATGGTTCACCAGTGGCGACGCGATGTCTGCGGAGTATCAGGCTCAGAGCATCGATGACGTGCAGTTGATTCTGGAGGGGACCGACGATGAATACGACGTGGCGTTGTATGCACATCGCGTGAAGCAATCGCTTTCTCACGTCGCCTCCTACACCTACGACGCCATCGCGGCCGAGTGGGAATCGTCCATCTGGGCAGCCTTCGACGAGCGCAGCCAATCAGCGCCAGAGCGTGTCGTGGAGGCACTGCTACACGAGGATGACGTCTGCGCCGCGCTGGCCCTGACCACGGACCACGCCACCATTGAGGACTGCGGGCGTGTCATTCGCGGCGAGGAGCAGACCGCCGAGCACTACGGCAAGTTCGCGCTCGACCCAGAGAAAGAGATGACGACCCACAAGCAGGGCCGTCACCTGGCGGTCGTGGATGCGTTCAAGGACTGCGAGCATATCCTCGATCTCGCGTGCGGTAATGGCGCGTTTGCGCTGCTGCTCGCGGAGGCGTCTCCGACGCGTCGCGTCGTGGGCGTGGACTACTCCGAACAAAACGTCGAAGTCGCGCGGTCCGCTGCCGAACGTCACGGCCTCTCGGACCGCGTCACGTTCCACTGCCGCACGCTGTGCAGCCTGGAGACTGGGGCGATTGACGCCGCCGCGATTCCTCTGTCGGATCGCTTCACGTATGACGGCGTGTTCCTCGGGGAGTTCTGCGAGCACGTAGCGGGCGTTGACCGTCTGCTCAACGACGTCTCCGCGCTTGTGGGCGATGGCGCGCTCGTGGTCGTCACGGTGCCGTCTGGACCGTTCTCCGAGATGCTGCCGGTGGACATGACCAAGCAGCGCGGCCACGTCCACCACTTCCGGCCGCGTGACCTGTCGGAGATGTTCGCAGGGCAGGACGGCTATACCGTGGACTATCTCACGGTCGGCATGTCGCCCCGCGGCGCACCTCTGGGTCACTGGCTCGTGCGCTACCGCACCAGCCAGACGCCGATCAACACGCGCCCGTATCAACACTGGGCGCGCACGATCCGCCCGCAGGCGCGGCTCTCGGTGGGGATTCTCGCCCACAACGCGACGAACGACCTCACCAAGTGCTTGGCGTCCGTCTGGCCCATTGCTGACGAGATCATCGTGGCTGATACCGGCTCCGATGACCGGGCCGAGCTGGAGCGCATGTGCGCCCGGTTCCGCGCAACGCTCATCACCATCCCCTCGGTGCAGAGCCTCGAGGGCGGCTTCTCTCAGGCGCGCAACTACACGATGGACGCGGCCTCTGGTGAGTGGTTCCTATGGATTGACCCGGACGAGGAATTGCTCGGCAATGGCGGTGTCCACAAGTATCTAGAATCCGGCGTGTTTCGCGGCTACGCCATCAAGCAGAACCATCTAATGCTGGATTGCCCCGTGCATGCGGATACCCCCGTGCGCCTGTTCCGACGTGCCGAGGACGTCGAGTTTTACGGCGTTGTCCACGAGCAGCCGCAGCAGGGCGATTGCAACGGCGACATCATGCCAGCGTTGCAACTCCACGATGTGCAGATTGCTCACACGGGCTATTTGCACGAGGGTATCCGTCGGCACAAGTCGATGCATCGCAACTTGCCGCTGCTGATGCGTGACCGTCAGGTGTTTCCTTCGCGTCTGCTCGGCGTCGTGCTAGTTATCCGTGACCTCGTGACCCAGGCGTCATGGCGGATTGAGCAGCAGCAAGGGCAGCCGGATGCCGCGGTCTGGAGGATGTGGCAGCAGGCCATTGGGCTGTTTGAAGAATACTTCCTCGACCCGACGCACCGGCTCCACGACCTCGCGCGTCCGTTCTACGAGCAGGCGGTGCGGCACGTGCGCGGAGCCATCGAAGTCGAAACGAGTCTCGGTGGGGCGGTGCAAGGGCTGCGCGACCGCCATGCGGAGAAGCGTCGATTCTGGGTGCGGACGCCGAGCCAGATCAAGCCGCTGCTCGACCACTACCAGGCGCAGGCGCTCAAGGTGTATGAGCCGACCACGATTGACGTCGAGCCGTGGGTACCCGTGCCAGAGAGAGAAAGCGTGGTGGCGTAATGTCGTGGCACCCCAACGATCTGCTCACCGACGAGGATCTGACCGCCTACGAGCGGGACGTGTTGACGCGGTTTAACGTTGTCGATTGGCAGGAACGCCGCGCCAAGACGCTCGAGGATTGGCTGTGGCCACAACTCCGCGCGAACGGGTTTGCCCCTGAGCGGTTCCGCACGCGCTACACCCCGCATGTCGCCTACAGCTTCACGTCGAGCGTCTATGCCGACGTGCTGTCGGCGGCTACGAGCACGACCACGGATGACCTGAACCTCGCCACCATCTGCGCCGCGTCGTCTGACGCGCTGGTGATTGGGTCGGAT